CCCCTCTCTTATTTGAGGCAGTCACACACTGTATGAACTGCCGCTGTTCCTATGATGTAAGCAATGTATGCGAAGACAATACTTATGTATACTCGCATGAACCACTTAGACATATTCCAATATTCCCACCGCAAGGATGGCAGCGGAGATAGCGTTCAGCACGATGATTGACCTGTCGTGCCACATGAATCCTACCCATGCCCACAATCCCATTCCAATGACACCAAGCACCATGTCCATAAGATGTGAGTAGTCTGCTGCTCGTATCACGATTGCTGCTAGTATAAAGAAGCTGGCAGTCCACTTGACGTACCACGTGATGTCCTTGTACGGCGTAACCTTATTAACGGTGGTCGCCTGACCCACTGATTTTCCCACGCTTGTGTCTGTCTGCGAGTTTTTCAAGGTTCTTCTCCATGATATGTCCAAGGTTCATCTCAAGTTCTTCGGCCAGTACAGCACAGTACCATAGCACATCACCAATCTCGTATCCAATCTCAATACGCTTGGCAAGGTACTCGTCCTTGACTGCACCATCACGAATGAACTTCTTTACTTTGTTTGCAATCTCACCTGCCTCACCTGTCAGACCAAGAGTAAGATACTCCATAGCCTGTTTCTTTGGGAAGATTGCTGTCTCACATGCACGAGACTGATACTCTGCTGCTGTAATACTACTCATCTGTCTCTCCTTCATCCAGTTCTTAGCTTCCAGTTCCAAGTTCATTTAGTTTCTCCAAGTTCTTAAAGTATGCGGCCTCCCACCCCCGCTGCCACTCCCGATAAGGAGTGGTGTTCTTTTTCATAGGGTTTGCTACCTGATGCCAGCGCATACCGTACTTGACGGTATCACGCTTATCGGCACGAGAGAAGGCTTTGTAGCCAGCATTAAAGTTATCAGCAAGGTTCTTGTTCATCTGCTTTCTCCTTGAAGGCTTTAATTACATCGGAAGAGAACAGCTTCTGCAGGTTCAGCAGGTACAGGCGAGAGGCTTTGTTATCACCACCCGACACACTCTTCTTGTAATCTAGGTTGTCAATGATGCGCTTGAGTGCGTCTGTGTTGAACACAAGCGTGGCAAACACCTCATCACCAATGCACAGGTTATGAAACCAGTAGTCAGACTCAGTGGCAGCAATGCCGCTGGGCTTGCCATAGGACTCGTACTCAATGGCAATGTTGCCTGTACGCATCCACATGTCACGCTCTGACTTGACTTCAATCTTCTTGTCTTGAAGCATGTCAGCTACCATCTGCTCACGTACTTTACCATACGATAGGTCAATGTCAAACTTCTTACGGTCTTTAGTCTGTGGTTCCAGATTCTGCATTATCATCTCCTTGCGGCCAGTTTCGTAGGATTGCTAGGCGGTCTTCATGTAGGGCAATCTTATCCAGTTCACCCTGTACTGCTTCCAAGATATCGGAGTGTTCTCCAATACCTGCTGGATTAGCAAAGTATATATCAATATTCGTTTTATGCAAGTGTATATTTGCAATAGCATGATTACTTAGTGCCTGTATCATCTGCTTCTTCATTCTACTTCTCCTCTGTCTGTTTTTCCATCCACTTGCGAAGGCTTCGCACTTCATACCATGACCCAAAGGCCATGACCCAAACTGCGAACAAGACTAATAGTTCACTTGTCATTCTCCTTCTCCTTTTCTTTCATCTTCATCCATTCTTCATACTGCGGGTGATGGCGGGGAGGGTTGTATTGCACCCATCCCTCACCACGCTTCCACACCTTATCACTATGCTGCGGCAATGTCAACTACCTCACAGACACCCGCCGTACATGCCAACTCTCGTCCACCTGATGTGGTGTCTTCTTTCTCGTACTCACGGAGCAGTTCCCAGTTTACCTTCTTGGGCATCTGTTCCAGCATTGCGCCATACTCTTCGACGGTGCAGTCCTGATACGGTGCTTGCTTGTAGGTATGCTCACTGAACGGCAGGAAGCTGATGCCTGACACTTCATCAAAGTGGTCATACACCCATGCACCAACATCCATCCACTCGTCCTCTTTCACAGAGATGGTGACGGATGGTTTGTGTTCGCACCAGTGACGCTGATATTGCAGCCACAGTTCAAGCTGTTCAATGGCAGACATGTCGAACCGGGTGACAGCACCATGCGGTGACTTCATCGGGAAGCTGAACACTGTCGTGCTATCCGGCTTCATCACATCCGGCTCTGCAGGAATACCTTCAGAGACAAGGAACTGTGTGATTGGGTCTTTGTTGTCGCCACGCACCGTGCGAATGTAGTACGGGTTGTGACGAGCATGAATGCCACTAGCACTGTCCACAAGCTGTGACACTGTGCCTGACGGCTTCACACAGGTGATGGCTGCTGACTGCGGGATACCAAGCTGTTCAGCCATAGCGGCGTTAGTGGTGATAGCTTGTTCCTTGAGTGCATTCAGCGTGGCTGCAATGTTATTGCCAAGGTGCGCCGACTTGCCCGACATCATAGCATTGTCCATGATGCCTGTCAGTGATACACCAAGTAGCCGTTCCTCCTCTGTGTTCTTCTTCCACACGTTACGCAGATACTTGAAGTCTGTCAGGGTAGACTGGAACGTACCAAGGATGGTAGCCAGACGAACCTTGTCGGTCAGTGTCTGCTGTGTGTCAGATGCACGTACAACAACCTCCGACAGATTACAGAACTGATATGGACGCAAGATAATTTCACTGCATGGATTGCATCCGAAATCTTGTTCCGCATCACGGCGTCCGTTGAGTGACGCTTGCTTCTGTGCTGCCTGACGGTTGAAGATACCTCGTTCACCAGACTTGCTCTCGTACAGGGACACCCATTCGCGCATGAATGTACCCATCTCTGGCTTGCCTTTATAGGCAACGCTGTTGTTAGCCAGCGCACGTTGCCCTTCACCTTCCCACCACTGACCTGACTTAGCGTGACGCATCTGGTCATCGTTCAGGTTGGACAGGCTGATGAGTGCGCTACGGCGCACACCGCCGACAACAACTACCTCACCAATCTTGCACATCAGGTCATGGCATTCGATAGGGAACAGCCTACGGCCTGATGCTTTCTTGAACATCTCCACAGTAAACTGGAAGAGTTCTTCAAGTGGGGCTGGGCCACTCGCACGACCACCGAAGGTCTTGAGACGTGCGCCAGCAGGACGAACCTCTGACGTGTCCCATTGTGGTACTTGCCCTGCGTAGAGGAGAGAGATTAGTTCTCGCAGGGATTTGGCCCAGCCCGGACGTGAGTCGCCAACCTTGATGACAGTATCTGTGTCATGCATGTCTTCGTTGACGACAGGCAGCTTCTCTGTGTGGTGACGCTCGACAGAGAAGCCTACACCAGTGCCGCACATGAGGATGTACATTGTCTCGTCAAAGACACGAGGACTATCCACAGGAACGTAGGAGCAGTTATAACCACCGACATGACATCTGTCGAGTGCGGGACCGGCGGTCATCAATGCTCTCATGCTTGGCATGATGTCTTGGTTAAGCACAGCAGTCTCAAGTTCGCTGCGCAGTTCGTCTGACAGGACGTACTTGTGCTTGGCTTTGAGATGCTTGCTCATATAATCAAAGTATCGTGCGACTGTCTCACCCCATGTCTCACGGCGTTGTTCGTCTTCCTTCCACCGGGCATATCGGGAAAGGGCGATAAAGTTCTGGTAGTCTGTTGGTAGATAATTGTTCATTGCGTCACTCCGTTAGCGTTTTAATGTGTCTGATTTCGGCTCCGTCTACATCATAGAAGTATTCACGTATACCGTCCTCAATCTCTAGGCCGACATCCTCGTCGGCAGGTATCGGATATTCATCCGGGTCTATGTCAATTGTAATGAAGACTTTAACTTTCATCGTAACAGCCTTCCACCTCCTCAATCAGCTTGGTCAGATACCACTGTGCTTTCTTGAGGTCTTCCGTACCGTTCTTGTAGCGATACCGCCACAGGTACTTCATAATATTGCCCTGTAGGTAATGCTCATATCCATCACCTGTGGCTGCAGCAATCGCATCAATACATTCAATGCCAGCCTTATTGTAATGGGGCGGAGAGTTTACCATGTCCGCTTGTTTACCCTGCTTTGAATAGAACTCATCCATAATTCTCTCCTCGTCTGGTTGTAACTCTTTCATCCTCATTC